CAGCTATTGGTGGCAAGACAGATAAGCAAGGATTTGGTGAGTTTGAACAATGGGTTAAAACCAATGGTGGTACAAAGATACAGGGAGCAGCTTTTGAAGCAGTAGCTAGGCTTTGGAAACGTGCTTACGGATTTGAAAACAGATATATTATAGTGGAGAAACAAATAACATGATTAATCTTAATAACTGGCTATTTAATTTAGTAGATAGTTTTACCTTTTATAAGGGCGGTGGAGGTGGTGGTGGAAACTCTACAACTCAAAATCAATTAGACCCAACAGTTAGACCATTTGTAGAATATGGTCTTGGCGAAGCTAAAAATTTATACCAAACAACAAACCCATCATACTATTCTGGTCAAACTTATATATCACCATCTGCACAAACTCAAACAGCATTACAGGCTGCTCAAAATCGTGCATTATCTGGCAATCCACTATTACCTGCTGCCCAACAACAACAGCAAGATGTGATTGGTGGCCAATATTTACAAAACAATCCATACTTTAACCAAGCTCTTGCAGGTGCTGCACAAGGTGCTACACAAAACTATAATGATGCTATTATGGCTGCACAATCTACTGCATCTAGAGCTGGTCGTTATGGTTCTGGTGTATCTGCTGATATTCAAAATAGAGCAGCACAAACATTATCTAATACACTAGCAAACAAGTATGGCGAGTTAGCTTATCAAAACTATGGTGCAGAACGTGGCAGACAAGATGCTGCTTCTTTAGCTGCTCCAGCATTAGCACAAGCTGATTATGGTGACATTCAACAACTTGCTAACGTAGGTAAGATGGGTGAACAATATCAACAAACAGCATTACAAGCTGACATTGATCGCTTTAACTTTGAACAAAATAAACCATACCAAAAACTATCTGCTTATCTTGGTGCTGCTTATGGTGCTCCTACAGGTACTGTATCAACAACTCAATCATCTGGTGGTGGAAAAATAGTGTGCAGTGCAATGAATCAAGCCTATGGATTTGGAAACTTTCGTAATTCTATTTGGCTTAAACATTCAGCGACAATGCCTAACGCTAAAACAATTGAAAAGGGATACCATAAACTATTCTTGCCAGTTGTTGCATTTGCGTTTAGTGATAAACAAACACTTACTCGCAAGGTTGTTCGTAAGATTTCAGAACATATTGCTAGACATCGTACAGCTGACTTATGGAAAGAAATGCGTGGTAAACGCAGAGATCCACTAGGTCGTATCTATCGTGCAATCATTGAGCCAATCTGCTATGCAGTAGGCAAACTACAAGGATAATCATGGAGCCAATTTTAATAGGTGCAGGTGTTGGAGCTTTAACTTCAGCTGCCACAGGTCAAAATCCATTTACAGGTGCATTGCTTGGCGGTGCTACTGGCGGTGTGTTTGGTGGATCTGAAAGTTTGCTTGGTGGTAAAATTGCAGATGCTTTTGGAAAATCTTCTCTTGGTAGTGCTGTAGGTGGTGCTTCTAAAGGCATTACAGCAGCAACTGGTGAATTAGCAAAACAAGCTATTCCATCTATGGGCATTCAAAATCTTGGATCAAATTTAGGCCAAAATGTTTTAAGTGGTGCAGCTGGTTCTGTAGACGATATAGCTGGATCATACCTTCTTGGTCAAGGTGCATTACCTGCAACTACAGCTACTGGTGCATATGCTGGAGGTATACCATTGTCTACTGGTGATTTAGCTGGTGGTGCTGGGAATAATGTTCTTGGTGCAAATATGTCTAAGTTATTTAATTATACACCTCCTACAGCATTAGAAAAAATTCAAGGTGTTGGCACAGATGCATATTCATGGGCAAAAGATAATCCATTAAGTGCTGGTAACATTGGACTTAAAGGTATTGAGTTGGCTAATCAACCACCTAAGCCTGTAGACACATCTGGGCAAAGACCTATAAAACAAGGTTCATTTGAAGGTGGTGCTGGTATTCAAATGCCTACACCTGCAGCAACTGGTGTATCACCTACAATACTTCCTGTTAGGCCTAATAAGACAGGTCAAGTTGCACTTGATTCAGTAGTACAAAGACATCCAGAACTCATTCAGTTATATCCAAGTTTATTTGGAGGAAGATAATAATGGCTTTATTTGATGAATTACCAAATTTATTTTTAACACAAAAACCAGAGTATTTACAAGGTTTATTAGGTGCTGAAAAATATAAACAACTAGAACAACAATCAAACATATCTGGACTTCTTAATACGTTTGTAAATTTTGTAGCTCAGCCTAAGAATCAAGGATATGGATCAATTATTCCTTACGCTGCTAGATCATATTTGGCTGGCACTTCTGGTGCTCAAAATGTATACGATACTAGAACTAAGAATGTACTTGATGCACTTAATGTTGCTAAGACTACTAAGCAAATTGAAATGGAAGGCATGACTGATTTAGATAAACTTATCTATAACAGAAATAGATTAGCTAAAGAAGATCCTACTAGTCCATATCTTAGTGCTTATGACGCTGCTATTGGTAGTAAGTCTGGTGGTTATGGATCTAGCGTAGAAGGTGTATCTTACAATATTCTTCTTAGAGGTAATGATGGTTCTGCTGACTCTGCAGCAGTAAGAAGTAGTCCTAAATATGCTGTTGCATATCGTGAAGTGTTTGAGCCAAAAACAGTTATGCAAACTGTACAAGATCCTGTGACTGGTATTACAAAACAAATTCCTGTACAAATTAAACCTGCTCCGCCACCACCAAATATTTTACCTCCAATATATGGCTATGATGGAACAACAAAACAAACTGCAACAACTACTACTCCAACTCCAACTACTACTGCTGATGCTGGCAACATTACTAAAGCACCAACTGCATTAACAGAGCAACAAGCTACTAAAGCAAAAGAAAAAATTGATGCAGGTATTTTATTCAATACATCACTAGAAACTTTAAAAGCTGATATTAAACAAAATGGATTGCAAATTGGTGGTTTTGGTGCAGCTGGTGCAAGGCAACAAGCATTGTATGAAGATGCATTAACTAAACTTCGTATTGGTTCTGAACTTGGTGTGCTTAACAAAGAAGATTTGCCACGCTTACAGAAACAACTTCCACCTCCAGACCAACTTCTTACATTAATAAAGGGTGGGTTTAGCTCAGATGCTTTATTAGGTGCAATTGAAGCAGTTCAACAAAGTAATAATGCAGGCATTCAATTATATACAAATAAAATAAATCCTCCAAGTGCTAAACCAGCAGGTGGTGGAGTAATGTTTGATCTTGAGGCTATATCAAATGAACTTAAAAAAAGAAAAGGTAAATAATAATGGACTTTTCAAAGTTTTCTACTAAAGACTTAGAATACCTTAAAGTACAAAAGCTAGATAAAGTATCTACAGATGGCCTTGCTGAATTACAAAGACAATTGTCTGGTGTACCAGCTGATACAAGCGATAAGAGTATTCCTTATGATTTATTAATTCCTCCAGAACAAAGAGTAAAGCCAGCTGAACCTACTGTTCAAAAACCACAAACAACACTTGATAGAATTCCAATTCTTAGAGAAGCTGTAGGTGGATTTGATGCTGCATTAGCTGCTACTACTCCATTAGTAACTGCTCCTGTAGGTGCTTATTATGGTTTAGGTAGACAAGCTATTGGCGGTATAACTGGTAATCAATATGCTCCTAGTGCTGAAGCAGCAATCATGAAGGGTATGGAAACAACTGCATATAGACCACAAACTGAAATTGGTCAAAAGGCTGTTGAAGGTATTGGTAGCTTTTTAGAATCATCTAAATTGGCTCCAACTCCAATGGTAGGAAATGTACCTTCACAAATACCTGCTACAGCATTATTTGGTGCTAGTCCAAAATCATTAGAGTTTGCTGCTACACCAATTAAGTTACCATTTACTAAAGCTCCGCTATATGTTCCTACAGTTGCATCTAAATTATTTAAAGAATCAAAAGTAAACTTAGGTGCTGTACCAGAGCAAGAGTTTTTTCAACAACAAGCTACTAATCTTTTTAATCAAGCACAAAGTCAAGGCATTACATTAAAGAAAAATGTATTCCAAGCTAATATGCAAAACTTGCCAGCAAGATTAAGAAAAGAAGGATACACTCCTAGTGGTAATTTCCCAGACGTTAATGCTGCAATTAAAGAACTTACATCTGGTAAACAACCTGTAGACTTTACTGAAATTCAATCATTACGCACCATGATTAAAAATGGACAAGCATCTACTAATCCAAATGAAAGACGTATTGCAACAAGATTGCTAGATGAGTTTGATGATTACATGGCAAATATGCCTGTAAGAGATATTAAGGTTGGTAACAAAGAAGCACTTAATATATGGCAGCAAGCTCGTGATAGTTATGCTAAATTTAAGAAGTCTGAAATATTTACAGATATGCTTGATGAAGCTCAGCTTGATCGTACTAAATTTACACAATCTGGCACAGAAAACTCATTGGCACAACAAATGAGAAAACTTGCTAAAAATGAAAAGCGTATGCGTTTATTCTCTAAGGGTGAACAAGATGCAATCATTGAAGCAGCTAAGGGTAGTGATTTAAAACAAACACTTAAATTTGTAGGTAGATTTGCTCCAACATCAACTGTGTCTGCATTACCAACAATAGCTATTGGTGCAGGTGATATGCTTACTGGCGGTGCATTTGCTGGTGCTACAACTCTTGGTCGTATGGGTGCAACTAAAATGGGTGAAAGTAATATTATAGATTTGGCTAAGTTTATGAGAAGTGGTTTGCCAAATAGATATAACGTTCAACCTAGAAATTTAAATCTCATTAATACTGGTACACAGTATGGTATTCCTCAAGGTTTATTATCAGACTATATGATTAACCCAGAAGAACAGCAAAGGTAAGAATGGACATGGTAAAGTCAGACGTAGAAGCACGTTTAAGTACGCATGAAGAAGTATGTGCATTAAGATATGAACAAATAAACGCTAGGCTTAAAAGATTAGAACAAATACTTTTAGGCACAGCAGGATTTGTAATTGTATTTTTATTAACTCATAGGTTTATGTAAATATTATGCAAACATTTTATAAACTATTAAGTTGGTCATTAATTGTTTTACTTGTGTTATTTATGGTACATAATGCACACGCTGATACAACTACTATTAACTATAAAGGTCAACCACCACCTAGTGCCATTAGTCCTTCTATAAGTGCTTTTAGCCAAGACGTTTGTTTAGTGCCTGTTAGTGGTTCTGTATCTAGTACATTGTTTGGCATAAGTGGTGGCTCTGGCTATAAAGACTTAAACTGTGAACGTATTAAATTAGCTAAAACTCTTAATGACTTAGGTCTTAAAGTTGCAGCAGTATCTATCTTGTGTCAAGACGATAGAGTATTTGAAGCCATGATACAATCAGGTTCACCATGTCCTATAAACGGTTCTATTGGTGATGCTGCTAAACGTGGCTGGTATGAACGTAACCCTTCTATCTTTAAGAAACTATATGGCGATACATACACGATACCGCTTGTTGCTGACGAGCCTATTACTACTTCTATCACTAACAAAGGCAAATAATGCTTATGCTTGGTATTGCAACTATACTCCAACACCTGAAGGCTATATGCTTCAAGGTTCTCTCGTATGTAATGGCATTGATCCAATCATTGCAATTAAAGATTATTGGTGCGTATCTTATAACCCAAGTGACCCAATATGTGGTGCGTATCAAGCTCCTGCTTGCTCAGACTTGGTTGAAAATCAAACCACAGCTTGCACGTTACCTCATTATAGCGGTGCTATTAACCAAAGCAGGAACTTTAGTTGTTCTACAAACTCTTGGTCAGCTTGGACAGAAACTAGCAACAATTGCACACAAGATCCTCCAACGTGCCAAACAAGTGTTGAAACTAGACAACTAGCCTGTCAAGCAGACTATGTAGGTTCTGTTACAGAAACAAGAATGTCATCTTGTCCAGATCCTTATAACCCATCTATATGGGGTACTTGGATAGAAACAGCTAATTCATGTGTTAAGAGTGCTACAAACGTTACTAACGTAGCTTCACCAGTTAGTCCTAGTAGTCCACTTAACCCTGTAAATAACCCACCTCCAGTTGCAGCTCCACCACCTCCTGCTGCACCAGAGGTTAATCCATTGGCCTCGCCACCACCTCCTGATCCACCAAAAGTAGAGTCAGCTCCACCTAAGGTTGAACAACCAAAACAGGAAGCTAAAGGTGAGCCAAAGGCAAAAGAAGATAGTCCAAAAGATACACCAAAAGCAGAACAAAAAAGTGAGAGCAAAGAAAGTCCTAAACTTGACGTACCAAAGGGTAAGGAGCTTGTGCATGGATTTGGAATAGTACTTTCACTAGAAATACTTAACAGACCTATTATAAACCAAATTGAACTAACAGACGCTTTTAAATTTGATCAGGAACTTAATAATGACTTTGGAAAAAACGAAAACTTTAAACTTGAACTTCTCCAGCTCTCAACTCCTCAAGATGCTTTTATTGATTCTGCCAATATTAGCTGGAGGAGCATACGCAGGCATAACTTTTTACAACAAGATGGTTACGGCAATTGAAGCTGTTGACAGTTTAGATTTAGCTCCTATAGAATCTAAATTAAATGGTTTAGAAATACAGGTTAAAGCTATTAACGAAAGACAATACCAACTATCTGAGTCTATTATGAAGGCTAGTGAGAAATCTTCAGATGCTATTGCTAACTCTCGTGAAACTGCAGCTATGGTAAGTGGACTAAGAAAAGAATTAGAAGCTACTGTTAATGCTATGGATGACAAACTAAATACAGTTAAACGTTCTACCATGAACCCACTATCAAAATAATGTTTATTACAAAAGACTTTATATGTAAGCTATATGAAGGATTTGTATCATCACCAACATTTAAAAATTACGCAAAATATCCAGCATCAAGTAAAGTAAAATTTACCATTAAAAATACTCCAGAGGCTTATGGTGAATATAAGCCAGAAGAAAAAGAATTTAACTCTAAACACGAAATAATGATTTCTACTGGAAGATGTACATTTTTAGATACAGTATGTAAGACAATGTTACACGAGTTGATCCATATGGGTATATATATTAATGAGCCAAACTCTAAAAAATATTTATCTCATAATGGTGAGTTTAAAAGAATGCAAAATAAAGTAGCCAAAGAATTTGGCTTTGACCCAAAAGAATTATAATTTTTTTTAAAGGAATTTAGCGAATGTTCAGCATCATCTCAGGAATTTTAGGATTTGCCACAAGTGGACTCCCAAGTTTATTAGGTTTCTTTCAGCAAAAAGGTGATCAAAAGCATGAACGTGAAATGGCCATGCTGCAAAATCAACAAGCATTGCTTATGGCTGAAAAAGGTTTTGTATCACAAGAAAAGATTGCAGCTATTGAATTAGAAGGAACATACGCAGAAACATACGCACAAGAACGTGAAGCATTATATGCACATGACACTAAACTTGTAGAAGGTGCATCACAATGGGTAAAGACTTTAAATGCTTGCGTCAGACCATTCGTTGCATTTACTTTTGTAGGCTTACTTGTATTCGTTGATGTAGCTGGCTTTGTATGGGCAGTTAAATCTACTGGTGGATTCACACCAGAATCTATGGATGCTATATTTTCTAGCGATGAGATGTCAATTGTAGCTTCTATTATTGGTTTCTACTTTGGTTCTAGAACTTGGGAAAAGAAACGTGAAAGCGTCTAAAGAAGCAATTAAGTTAATACGTCATCATGAAGGTGTAAGAAACAAACCATACCAATGTCCCGCAAAACTGTGGACAGTAGGAATTGGTCATTTAATAGGTGATGGTAAAACATTGCCAGCATCATGGAACAGAACTTTTACTAACGAGGAAATAGATGGAATTCTTAAATCAGACCTCAGTCGCTTTGAGCTGGGAATATCTAAGATGCTACCTAACGTGCAACTTAAACAGCATGAGTTTGATGCTCTTGTTAGTTTTTGTTTTAATCTTGGCTTGGGATGCTTTCAGCGTAGCACCATTCGTCAAGCATTATTACGAGGCGATAAAGAACAAGCTATGGAATCGCTAATGAAGTACTGTAGAGCTGGAGGCAAGATTTTGCGTGGCCTTGAGAACAGACGCAAAGATGAAAGAAGGCTCTTTGAAGGGTTATAATAAGTAATCTCAACACTAGAGAATACTTATGAAAATACTTTTACTTGATATTGAATGTGCTCCTAATTTAGCAACAGTATGGGGTATCTGGCAGCAGAACGTAGCATTGAATCAACTTCTTGAATCATCTTACACATTATGTTATGCAGCTAAGTGGTATGGTGAATCAAAGATCATGTTTGACTCCATATATAAAACAGATCGTAAGACAATGTTAAAAAGCATTCATGCACTCATGGAAGAAGCTGACGTAATTGTTCACTATAATGGTTTAAGATTTGACATACCAATGCTAAACAAAGAATTTTTAGAAGCTGGTATGCATCCACCAAGCCCAGTAAAACACATTGATTTGTTAAGAGTAGTAAAAAGTAATTTTAGATTTGTATCTAATAAATTAGATTATGTTTCTCAGCGTTTAGGTCTTGGTAAAAAGACTGCACATGAAGGCCACGAACTATGGCTGAAGGTTATGAATAATGATCGTGCAGCATGGAAACGCATGGAAGAATATAATAAGAACGATGTAGTATTGCTTGAAAAATTATATAACAGGCTTAAGGGATGGATTAAACAACATCCTAACCATAACGCTTATAACGCAAATATTGTGTGTCCAAATTGCAGCTCACGCAAATTACACAAGCGTGGCGAAGTAAGGTCTAGAACATCCATATTCCAGAGGTATCAATGTCAAGGATGTGGTGCATGGTCAAGATCAAACATATCGCAAAAAATAAGTAAAGAATCTCTTATTAACATTTAAGGACTCGTATGTCTGGCGATATTCAAGCACTATGTAACAAAATTGTAGGTAAAACTATTGTCAGTTGCGAAGTAGATTTTGAATCTCAAACTATTTATCTTGAGTTTGATGATAGCAGTCTAGTGGAAATCTCTGGCGATAATTTAGATGTGTACACAGAATTTCAAGAACTAGATGACTAAGGATTAATATGGCATTATCAGATTACAAAAATTTACAATGGCTTCGTGAAGGATCAGATGCTGATTGGAAAAGAGCATTAGAAGAACAGCGTTTAATTTCTATGGGTAAAGAAGCACTTAAATCTAGTGCATACACACCTACAGAACGCATAATGACAAATCCATTATCTAGCGGATTAGAGTTTTTAAATGTTGATCCAAGATTTGCTAGACAAACCTCATTAAAACTTGCTAACGTTATTGGTGCTGCTCCAGTAATGGGTGCTGAAGGTGGTGACGTATTTGGTCGTGCTGTTGCAAATCAAGACCCATTTAGTATGGCTGGTGGTCTTGGCCTTGCCGCATTGGGTACTGTTGGAAGTGCTGGTAAAAAAGGGGCTACAACTATTCAAGATATAGTTAAGTCTATTGAAAGTAAAAAAGTTACTGAAGGTCTTGGTCAATTTAAATCTACAAAACCATCTGAAATTTATAATAAAACAATGGGTGGTGGATATTCTGTAAACGTACCTACTGGCGATATACCAAATGAAGGCCTTATGATGGGTATATATAAAAATACAGACCCAAGAAATAAAGTATTAGATAAATTAACTAAAAAAGATATTGAGCAACAATATTTAGCTAATAAATCTGCACTAGATAAAACAGAAAATTATTTTGGTACATGGTTAGATCCAGAAAGCAAAAAAACATACTTAGACGTATCACAAAAGTTTGCACCTAATGAATTACGCAAAGCAGTTAAATTTGGTGAACGCACAAATCAAATTGCTGGATATAATGTTGGCAAGGGTGAATCATTTCCAGTAGGTAATTGGTCTGATTTTATTAGAAGCCCAGAATATCATCAAAGATTATTAGAACTCAATCAATCTGGTGTTGATTATTTAAAACAACATCCAACTGTAAACTGGTGGGATCTTCGTGGCACTCCATTGGAAGATTTATATGGTAAAGAAAATATACCAAATTTAGCTGGATATTTAGCAGCTACTTCACCAGTATCAGATGTACCACGCAATGCAAGAATAGCATCTGAATACATGAGAAGGCAAATTGCAGGTGAGCCAGTTATTCAACCTAATTTTAGAATGCCAGAAAATGCTGTATTTGAAACTGCTGGCAATATGATGCCTATGGAAACTGGTAGAACTAAAAATTTACTTGCCGCTAGTCAAGGACGCATTGAAGATTTGCAAAAAGAAAAAGTTCGTAACATGGGTAAAGCATTAATGGGCGATCCTAACGCTATGGTATTTGATAGACATTGGGCAAACCTTTCAGAAAAGCCATCTGCCAATATTTTTACAGGTGTTGAAAAAGGTGTATTCCCATCTGGCAAACAATATGCAGATTTAGAAAAAATTGTAGCTAATCAAGCAAAAGAAGCTAACATGACACCAAGAGATTTTAGTGCTAATGTTTGGACAGGTTATAGAAACAAAGCACAGCAAGAAGGTAACGTATTCGGCCAAAAAACAGCAGGTGCAGGAATTCAAGGCGAGTCAAAGTCTATTGCTGATACTTATTTATCACTCATTAAAACTAAAGCAGAAAAACTTAATATCCCATACAATGAAATGATTAAGAAATTAAAATCTGGTGAAATTAGTTTACTATCAGTTATGCCTATTGGTGTTGGCGGTGGACTGCTAGGAGCTGAAGAACAAAAATAAAAAAGGGATAATCACTTATCCCTTTTGTCCATCTTATTTTTGTGCCAGAACTTGAATTGAGAAAACTTATTCCACTTCTGGTACTCACCTTTAACATAAGGTGTCTTTAAAAATTTGCATATTTGTTGTATATGCTCTTCACTTAATAATGTAGGTTTGTATTTAAATTTAATTGTCAAAATATTCCTTCCACGTCAAGCCTTTTATTTGCAAGCCTTACTAGTTCCTTTAATTCATTTGCATGAAGTATAAGGTATCCATTAGGTGCATGATAAATATTAAACTGATCAACTGCATAATCATTAGCATTTTTATGGTTGGATTGAAATCCTAAATCCCATACTTGATTATGTGTCACAGCAAAAAAGTT